AAAGATCTCGACAAAGACTTAGATAGATGCAAGGTTGATATTCTATGCCTTCATAATCTTTCCGAAGTTATTCAGGATGCAGTTTTCCCTAATTATTGAGCAAAAACATTATTAGATAAAATGCTTGGAGTCGTTAGAATTGCTCAAGAAGGCGTTCCTGCGGTATTGAATGAACTTGACAGTGTGGTTAATAATGTGAACACTATTTTAGGAGCTTTTGGGATTCACTCTGAAGCTGCGGCAATGGTTACAGAATTTTTAGAAAATAGTTCTGATTATTTAGAAGCATTGAGAGTTATAAATATTTTGGATAGAGTTCTTGTTGAAGCGAAGGAATTTGTTAAAGATAATGTGGTAATAGATATGCTTACTGGAAATGTTTTGAAAGATGCTCCGAGTTTTTCTGAAGGAATACAAAATCAAGATCAAAATCAACAAAATATTTCCATAGGAAAATTTGTTTATCAAAAAATAAATGAGGTTATTTAAAACATAATGTATTTCGTAAAACCATTGTGATATAATAAGCTAAGAAATCAGAGATTAATTTTTTTGTTTGAATTCCAAGATTATCATACTCTTCTTTAAATCCTATATCTTCAATTAGGTTTAAAAGAAGAATATTTATCGATCCTCTAAAACTATTTATTTTAATAGATTTAGTTCCCATCAATTTTTTTACAAAAGGATAGAATTGATCTCCACATACCTCTTTTGTAGAGCTTAAGTCCTTTACAAATAATCTTAGAATATTATGAATTTTGTCAGAATATTTGATATCATTTAAATTATTAATTAACAAATTGGATAAAGAATAATTGATTTTGGTTAGTTTTTGTGCTTCGATTTGTGCTTTTTTATCTACGTATTTATAGATGGCAATTTTCTTAGTAATATTATTGATTAATTCAGATCCTTTCTCACCACCTTTTTCTTGATGTAAATTAATGTTTCCTTCTTCATCTTCATATTCAATTTGTGTTTTAATACCCATTCCGCTTTCAGAGGCTCTATAATATTCCTCAGCAAAACTTTTTAAACTTTGAGATATTCTATGTCTATATTCTGTAATAAATTCAGATATGCCTTCTGGATTTCCTTCAAGAATTTTTGAATTATATCTTTTAGCTAATTCTTTAGATAGATAATAAATTCCATTTCCAATACTTCCTTCTCTCACAAATAAATGTGTCCTATTTAAATGTTGAATCGCATATTTAAAATGTTCTTCTTTGCAAAACTTCATTTGTTTGTTTAAAATATTTGCATAGTTTCTTATTCCCATAAAAAGTAAAGTATATTGAAAAGAAATATAATCTTTATTTTTCAAAAAATAATACATTAAAATAATCAGAAAGTTTGTTATCGGATCTGTTTGTAGAGCCCATTTTGAAGCTGGAAGATCTTTATAAAAATCTTTCACAAATTTTTTTATATCATTTTCTGTTAAATTAGTTTCATGAAGAAGTTCAAAATAATATTTCTTAAGAGATGGATAATAACATGGCTCAGATAATTTAGCTAATTCTTTTCCTGTAATATTGACAATCAATTTTTTTAAAGAAGGATCGTTAATTTTTCCTTTTTTAATGACATCATCAATTGGCATGTTAAATTACCTTTATACTAATATTGCTAGCAGTGAAATAAATATATTCTGGGCCATATTTTAAAAGTTCATCTTGAGTGAATTCTTTTATATCAAAATTGAAAAATATACTTGTGACAGGTTTTATAATTCTGCAATGTTCAACCCCGTCAACATCTTGAACGGTATTTATTAATTCAGATTTAAATATTTTTGTATTGATTCCAAATCTGTCTTGATAGTTTTCTAAAATTGTTAAGGAAATATTATTGGCTAATTCTGTGGCAGTTCCCGTGTATGTTGAAGATTTATAAACCTCAATTTCTATTTCCAAGGGATTTGTTAAAATGGGATAAAACCATCCTGTTTCCGTATACACATATTTTCTATTTGAATTTAAAACCTCGACAATATCATCTGTAAATGGAATTATGTAAATCCATGTCATACTTGTTTCATCTGTACATTGAGCAATTTGCCCATCTTTATTTAGCCAATCTCCTACTCCATCTTTAACAATATATCTGTCGTTCAATGTGGGAAATGTTGGAGGGCTAGATCTAAAATCTATCACGGGTAATTTTGTTTGTTTATTATATGTCATCGAATATAAATTACCTGTCGTATTTGAAAATTTTAAATTTAGAAAATCAGTCAACATTTTATATTGAGAAAAATTGATTGTGTCTAAAAGATTTTGTAAAACTAGTAATTCAAAATCTCTTTGATTTATCGAATTATAATAAGATTTTTTAATAACTGGAATATCATAAATGGTTATAGCTGTTGAGTCTGTTGTTAAATTTGACATCATAAAATTATTTAAGTTTTTTCTAAAAGTAAATGTCGAAGAATATTTTGCAATATTTGATCCGCCTTTTGAGATATTAAAATAATATGTATTTTCTCCCTCAGGAATAATGGTATAATCTGAAAAGGTATAAGTAAAAGAACTTGTAGCATCATTTGTCATATTATAAGTTATGCCAGAATATGCGTTCTCTAAAGTACATTCTGTAAGATAAGAATCTAATTCATCCGATTTATAAGTTAATTGAAAAAGTGCAGAACTGCCAGATCTTTGAACTAAAAGATTATCTGCGGTAATATTATATGAAGATCCATAGCTTGTAATTAAAGATGGAATTTGTTGTATTTCATACATAATATAAGAATAAAGTGCCGAATAATTTATTGTGTCTAAATTCATATCAAATATTGTTAAATAATCTTCATCATCAAAATTGAATGTTGTTCCCCTTGGAATATAAGTGGTTGAGTCATCGACTGAGGCATATAAATTTCTTGTTGGAACAATTTCATTTAAAAAATTTAAAACTGTAAAAATTAGAATTTCATTATTCTTTATATCAGATCTTTTTAAAATTGGTAAAGACTTTATAATATTAGAATTATTTGAGACTTCAGAAACATGACTAAAATCACTCTCGGAAGAAAGTTTTCCTAATGTCGTCAAACCAGAAATTGCATTTCTTCTAACCTCGTCAATGGATTCTTGATCGACTCCATTGACTGCCGGAGAAGCGTTTAAAACTGTATAATTTACAATTTCATAACCTCCAGAATATAATGGAACATAAAGTCTTTCTCCAGATCTTAAAGCTCCTGCAATAATATTTCCATCATCTCCTTTTGTTTCCTGAACTGTCACTCTAATTTTACTTCCAGGGGCAGGTTGAATTCCGATTAAACCATTTCCAAAATATAATCTTATTCCAGTGGAAGTTCTTCTTTGGACAAATCCATAAGATAAATTTGACATTAAATAAAGGCTTGTAAATTCTTCATAAGTTGTCCATGAAGAACTTCCAGGAGATTGAACTTGAACTGTCAATCCAGCGGATTGATTAGTTAAGGGAATATCTAAAGTCACAAATTGATATATTTGAATATCTTGATCTAAGGAAAATTCTTGAACATTGCTCACAACTTGTTTTAAAGGTAAAACAAAACTTAAAGTATTTTCTGCTGTGTCTATATTATAGGGTAAATCGTATCTTTGATTTCCATTTTGTATTTTAATTGAAACTGTGGTATTATTTGTAATCGTAATTATGGTTATATAATATGTTGTAAAATAACAAGCATCTGATGTTGAGAATTTAAATCCAGAGGGAATTGTAATGGTCGCAGGCGATGAGGTAAAAGTCAATGGAATTGTTAAAAGTGCATTTGTCACAGCTGGTGTGGCATTTTGAGAATTGTATCCTAAAAAAGAAGAAAGATTTAAAATAGATTCTGGTAATTGAGCGCTTGTTAAAAAGAATTCTCTATATGTCGATAATTGATAAAATAATAAATTGCTTGTTAAGCTAGAAAGAACATTGATTAAAAAAGAAACAAAACTTGATTTGGCTAAATCAACATTTTCCAATTCAAGATAGGATTGCATATAAGAAATAATTTGGTTTCGTATTTGTTCTCTTGATGCATAAACTTTATTAGAAATTTCGTTGGCCATTTGTTCCTCTTTTAAAGAAAATAGAAACCACTATTGTTATCAAATTTTGAAATCAAATTGTCTTTGAGTGATTCATTTTTTAATAAAAGTTTTGTTAAAAAAGTCGCTTCATCTACAGTATGAATAGTTTTATCATATTCATAAAAGACATAATTATTTGTCACTTGTAAATCTAATTCTGAAGTGGTTCGACTTTGTTTTATATGAGCTTTTAAACTCCAAAACCTTTTATCTGTGTTTGCAGAAATTTGAGCTCCACTCACAATAAATAGAGGATAAATATTATTTGTCGGTCTCATAAAATCTTGTTCTAATTTGAACATATCTCCGGGATAGGGCGTTATTTCATAAGAATAAGGAATTACAATAGTCGTATCATTTTCTTTCACATATCCAACTTCCTGAGCATCAAAAATGGTTGTTATTTCTTCAATA